TCTGATACAGTTCGCATATGTCAAGATAAAAAACAAATTGGAGATGAAATAGAAAATATGTTAAACGATTTTCCACTTAACCACACAATAACAGATAGAGGAAATGGAAGTGTAATGTTTAATATATTTGATCTTAGACTTTGTAATTATTTAAAGCAATTTGGAGATTGTTATAGAAAATATATACCTTATTCTATCAAAAAACAGAATAAAGAAATGCTCAAAATCTTTTATGATTGGTTTGTTATGAGTGAAAGTTCTAAAAGAGGGTTTGATGATGATAAAAAGTATTCTTTTTCAACATCAAAAAGAATGGTTATGGATTTAAATGAGATACAATTAAAAATTGGATATTGTGGCAAGTATCACGAAGAAGATAAATATTATGACAGATTAATTAAAAGACACACAATTAATGGTGAAAGCACTCATGATATGTATTCTACCATGGAATCACATAATAATGCAATATGGCTACAAGAAAAATCTCTTACAATAACTAAAAACAAATATAATGGTATGGTTTATTGTGTAGAAGTAGAAAACCATAACTTCTATACGATGGATAAAAGTGGATTCTGTTTATGGTCAGGTAACTCATCTTCTTTATCAGGACATGACGTTGCAATGAACATTCTTAATCTTTATTGGAAAGGTCAAACTCTTTTAGGTGAATTGGAATTAGTACTTTCCGAAGGGTTTAGAAGAATGGGTGTATGCTCAACAAGTGGTGACTTGGCTGCAACATACATTCTTAATGGTATTCAATTAGGCGTATCATCTCGTGGCGTTGGGTCTGTAAAAAATGAAGGTGGTGTTCTAATGGTTGATGATGATTATGAAATAATTTGTTGGGATGTTGTGTGCGAACCTTCTACACCAAATGCTTGGATTAAAAATTCAGTAGAGGAATTAATGCCATTTGTTGAATCAACTCAAAAGAATGATATGCCGTTAAATGAAAAAATAAAACGTTTAGAAAAAATTTTACTCTAAAACATTAAAATATAGACAATTTATATGTAATAAAAAGTAATTTTTAATACTTAAATAATATTTATAATTAAATAATTAACAAAAGTTATTGCAATGACAAAAGTAAGAAGTGAATATATTAAAAAGTTGATGAGCGAAAGCCACAGCCTTGAAGAAAAACTTAAGGATGTTGCACAATCAACTATTAATTCTATTCTTGAAGAAAAAACTAACAAGAATCTTAGACAGATACTATCAGAAGATGAAGATTCTTTCAGTGAGGAAGAAGTCGACGATGATGTTGAACTTGGAGGTTCAGAAGATACATCCGAAGAGGAAGGCGCAGAAGAAAATGACGCAGAAAATAGTGAATGGGATGACCTTGAACAGTACAAGGATGAAGACGGAGAATATGACTTAAGAAGTATGGACAAGGATGAACTTGTAAAAGTGCTGAAAGTAATGAGTCCTGACGACGCAGTACGTATTGTTAAGAACGATGATGATTCTTTAACAGTTACAGATGAGGCTAATGATGAAGAATTTGAACTTGAACTTGATAATGACGACGAAGAAATTGACATCGATGTTGAAGACAACGAAGATGATGATTTTGACGATGATGGAGAGTTTGTAGTTGATCTTGATAATGACGACGACGAAGAATTTGATGTTGAGGTTGAAGACAACGAAGACGATGATTTTGATGATGATGATGTACTTGAAATTGAACTTGATGAGTCTAATCTTGGTTACACCGATAATTATCAAAAGAAAACTGCAATGACGACACCTGATAACCACGAACCTGCAAACCCACGCTCAACATATTCAATGGACGGCGGTGTACCAAAAGGAACTGAAAAACCTTGGGTTGGTGGAAGAAAAAAAGCTCCATTTGATGATGAAGTGAATGAAGGTTGTGAAACATCCATTCAAGAAGGTGGCGCATTTGGTAAAGCAGCTGCAAGAGTTACTGGAAAACAACGACGTAACAATAGTAGTGGACAAGGTGGACAGCCTTACGGAGGTCGTCATAATTCAGTAGCAGGTGAATATAAAGATTACCAAGAAACCGCAGTTTCAGAGAACATCAAGAAAAAGGCTAACCAAATCTTCGTTGAAAACAAACAATTAAAAAGTCTCATGAAAAAATTACAAAATCAAGTTAATGAGGCTATTGTAGTTAATCAGTCTCTTGCTAATGTAATTAAACTAATCAATGAGAACGCAACAACTGTTAACGAGAAGAAGGAAATCCTTCGTCGATTCAACGATTGCACAACAAAAGAAGAAAGTAATAAATTATATTCTACAATCTCAGAAGAACTCAAACGTAGCGGTAAGACTCATAGCAACGTGACTGATACAATTAATTCACAATTGTCTGAATCACGTGATAGAGCCGTCGAAACTCCTATGTACCAGTCTCAAGATTTATCAGAAACTATAAGTTTTATGAATAGATTGAATGCAATCAAGTAATTTTTAAAATTTATACACTATTTATATTAAATATAATAAAAAAAAAGAAAAGTATATTTAAAATATGCGCGAATTATTAACAAGTGGTGCGGTTGGTTCTATTGAACTTAATGCACAGAAGAAAATCAGAGAAGATATTCAAAACCGTTGGAGTAATCTACACCTCCTTGACGGACTTGACGGTCACATCAAGGAGACCGTTTCAACACTCTACGAGAACCAAGCAAAGCACCTCATCTACGAGGCCACAACTGCTGATAACTCAGGCTCTTTCGAAACCGTGGTATTCCCACTTATCCGCCGTGTGTTCAGCAAGTTGCTCGCAAACGACATCGTATCGGTTCAAGCAATGAACCTTCCTATCGGTAAGTTGTTCTTCATTAAGCCCGTTACTTCTGAACGTGAATGGGATTTCAAGAACATTAATGATGGTATTCAAGATGGTGACACAGGTAAGCACGTTGGCCTTATGGGCTATCAAAGAAAGAACCGCTTCTTCGATAAGGATGCCACCTTTAACGCAAATGATAAGACACGTCGTTCATTTGAATCTTATGCACGTTACGCACTCCCCGATGAAGTTGTTCAACCTGTACAAAACGATGCCAATACTACGCTTCCTGAAGTTACCCGTTATATGAAGAAGTCTCTTTACGATTTATTCTACAACGACTTCCTCTTTGACAACTCTAAGGGTAAGATCACTATTAAGGTAGGTTCTGCTTCTGTTGTTGAAATTGCCCCTAATGGTGATTATGTTGAGGTAACTAATGTTGCTAACCTTCCTTTGAACTCTCAAACTAAATCTCTTGATAAGTTGCTCCTTCAAATTGGTGGCTTCGCATCTTACAATGCAGGTCGTTTGACAGGTCCTGACGGTAACGAAATGGACACTGAAGCCTTCTTAGCTTCCTTAAAGGTTATCAATAAAAAAGCAATTGACGGTGGTGATGACTTCACATCATTCGAAGCAGGTGAAGCAATTCCTTTCCGTGTTGTAACTCAAAAGTATGGTGCACAGTTGGTTGACTACCATGAAGATATTTGCGACGGCCAAGGTAAAATGTACATCGAACTTGACCTTACTAAGCCTATGAAGAAGGCAGGTGCATCTATCAATGGCTATGTTGGTGTTAAACCTGATGCAATCGCCGCGATTGATCCTAATGGTTTAAAAGACTTGTTCAACATTGCTTGGGCACAATATGATAGCCTTGAATTGGAAACTGAAATGGGTGAAGTTTCGTTCCAATTAACAAGCGAAACTGTTTCTGTTGAAGAACGTAAACTTCGTGCAACTTGGTCTCCTGAATTAGCACAAGACGTTTCTGCATTCCACAATATCGATGCCGAAGCTGAATTGACCGCAATTCTTTCTGAACAAATCGCCGCTGAGGTTGACCGTGAAATTCTTCGTGACCTTCGTAAGGCTGCCCCTTGGAAGCAACGTTGGGACTATAACGGATGGCAGAGATTAGCTGTACAGTCGAGTGTTTACACTCAAAAAGACTGGAATCAGACGCTCATCACAAAGATTAACCAGATTTCAGCACAAATCCAAAAATCAACCCTTCGCGGTGGTGCAAACTGGATTGTAGTTTCTTCTGAAATTTCGGCCGTATTCAATGACCTTGAATACTTCCACGTAACAGATGCTTCTGCTGAATCAGACCAATACAATATGGGTATTGAAAAGATTGGTTCGCTCCAAGGACGTTACAATGTAATCGTCGATCCATATTCGCCACATTGGTCGTTGATTATGGGTCACCACGGTACAAGCCTTTTGGATACGGGTTATATCTACGCCCCATATGTTCCAATGGCTCTTACCCCAACGATGTACAATCCATTCAACTTTGCTCCCGTAAAAGGAATATGCACAAGGTATGCGAAGAAACTTGTAAATAACAAGTATTTCGGTGCTGTTCAAGTTGATGGTCTTGTGTATTTCAACCCTAACGAATTGAGATAATTTACTGTAAATCAATAAGTTACGCCTCCCCTAAACAAATAGGGGAGGTATTTTTTTTATGTATGATCACCTAATTTTAAAACACAACTTGGAACAAAGACTAATGGATTATTAACGTTATTTTTGCCTATGCAACAAAAATAAATGGATTAAATGTTTGCCATTTTTGTATATTTGTAGTATAATGTACATGTAATTTAAATTTAAAAGATAGAAATCATGAAAAAGAAAATTGAAATTAATGAAGAAACACTATGTAAAGAATATCTTGAAACTAAAATTGGTGTTGAATCACTTGCATTAAAATACCATATTGGTAAACTAAGAGTTAAAGAAATCCTAAAAAAGAATAACATTGAAATAAAGAAACGTGGAGCACAAAGTAATAATGAGTCTTTCGTTGTTAATAATTTTAAAATCAAAAAATATGTAAACACTGATAATACTCACTTTATTGTGGTTGATAACAAAAACCCATCATTTTGTTCTAAAGATATTGATAACAGAGGTGGAGTACTAACTTCATATATAGAATCTGAATATGGTATTAAAACACCAACTCTATATGACAGAAGAATGTATTATATGCGTACAGGTAATTATTGGTGGGAACAGTGGTTGACATATCAAGAAGTTGAAAATCAAAATACTTTAAAGTGCCCATATTGTGAATGGGAAACCACTGACGTAACTAATAAATCTGGAACTTTCGAACAGCATTTGCTTAAATGCCACAACATTACACCAAAAGATTACATCAGTAAGCATCCAAATACAGACAGCCTATTTAAAAACCATCGACGTGATCTTCTTCGTAAAATAGAAATGGAAAAGGATGAATCTGTAATTTGCCCAATCTGTAATCAAAAGTATAAATATTTGACAGAGGCCCATATGCATCATTATCATGGCATAAGTCTCCCTGAGTTTAGAGAAAAATACCCTAATTATGAAATAATGACACCAAGCCTACGAGAAACAAACATTCAAAATTATGCCAAATCTAATCTTGTTGTATCAAAGAATCGCTTTGTTTCTAAATATGAACATGAGATACAAGAATTTCTTAAAAGCAAGAATGTTAAGTTTGAATGTAATCGACAGATTCTAATTGGTAAAGAGATTGATATTTTAGTAGAAGATAAAAAAATTGGTATTGAATTTGATGGATTAAAATTCCACACAGAATTCTTTGGTCATAAATCTCACACTTATCACCTTGAAAAGACATTAAAATGTAATGAAAAGGGGTATGGACTTATTCATATATTTGAAGATGAGTTTGTTAAGCATAAAGAAATTGTTTTCTCTAAAATTTCGCACATTCTTGGGTTAAATAATGATTTACCAAAGATATATGCAAGGGATAAAAAGTGCACAATACGACATATCTACGCAAATGATGCAAAAAATTTCTTGAACGAAAACCATATCCAAGGATTCGTTTCATCTACTGTCTATTTAGGTGCATTCTATGACAACATTCTTATTGCTGTAATGTTATTTAAAAATGGAAACATAAAGAATAAAGGGTGGGAATTGACAAGGTTTGCAACAAATATTAAATATCGGTGTGTAGGGTTAGGTGGAAAGTTGTTCAACTACTTTATAAAAACATATTCTCCCTCTTCTGTTATTTCATTTGCTGACCGTAGATGGACGGTTGATATGAATAACAATCTATATACTAAAATAAATTTTAAAATAGAAAAAATAGGTAGACCTGATTATCGTTATTATAACGAAAAAGTTGATAGGTATACTCGTTATCATAAAATGTCATTCAATAAACAAACTCTTTCTAAAAAATATGGTTATCCACTTACAATGACAGAATTAGAAATGGCGAGAGATTTGGGTTATGACCGAATTTGGGACTGCGGTTTAATTAAATACGTATATAAAAAAGAGGATACCAATTAAGGTTTCCTCTTTTATTTTATTTTTTAGTATATTTTATATCAGAAACAATATCAAATTCAATTGAATTATGATAATATGTTAGTTCCATATTTTGTGTGACTCTTAAATCTATATGATAGCGATGCGGAACAAAATCGTTTGTGTCAACAATAAAATAATTTTCATTGTAACCACGTTCAACTTTTTGCCACCCAATTGCATCTAACTCCTTATCTTGATGTCTTACATAAATACGATATTCAATTCCATCAACAGAACGTAATTGATTTGATGTGTATGGTATATGGCATTCAACATTAACCTTTCGTACATCACCTCTTATTATAGTTTCTTTATTGTTAATACCATAAACAGATGGAATAAACTCTGTATCTTCAACTTTGTTAGATGATGGTAAACCGAAAGAAAAATAATTTTCAGAACCTTTAGTGACAAAGTCTAATATAACATTAGGGAAATGTTTACCATTATAAACAATATCACTCCATTCATCATAAAACATTGTATCTGATGGATAATCTTTCGAGCTAAAGGTAATATCTACATAATAAACACCTTTTGTTGCTTGTTTTACGGCGTGTACGGCATCATTAATTGTACAGGTGGGTAGTTTATCTAAATTAACAAAAGAACCGCCCACAGAGGCGTAAAAATACAGTTTATTTTGTTTATCTAAATAGAAGTTAGTTCTATCATCTTCAATTATTTCATCATATGTTGTCTCAATATATGGTTCAAAATATGAATTGGTATGGTGAGTAAAGAAACCTACATAAGATGACATCTTCTGTTCTACAACATTTTCATATGCAGGTGCAAATGCAATACCAAAGCCATAATTACATAATTCACCTGTAATATATTTGTTGAATACTTCTGTTATATCCAATTCTAAATCTTCATTACCCTTATCAAAATGTTTATATGCGAATATTATGTCAGATTTATTTCCATTGGGATTAGTAAATAAATCCAACTCCCTTGATAAATGTTCAGTTGTATAGATACCATCTTCATCCCATTTAAAAAAATTACGATATTTCTTCCAAGATGAGCCATCCGTAGAAAATGCACTATGATCACCACGAAATAAATCTTCAACAAAATCAAAACCTTTTCCTTCATCCCATTCATAAGGTATAAAAAAGAAGATTAAATCAAACGAGCCAACACGTAATTTATCATCTTGCATTGTTGAATCCATACAAGGTCGTGTTTCCCCTTTAAATTCTATTGATGAGCAATTAACCATCTTTAATGTATGATGTAATTTACCAATATCAGGGTATGTTTTATTTTCAACCATTTTCTTCACTTTATTATGGTCAAAATAAATCATCCCTCTCGTCAACATCTTACCATAGTTAATTTCCATGACAGGATTAAGACCCATATTAACATATTCTTGGTCTCTACTTATGGTATTACTCTTTGAAGAGTATGTTTTTGTTACTTGCATTCTAAAAAATATTTATTTATAATAAATATTAAAGGAGAGCAATTATTAGCCCTCCTTTTTCTTTCCCGTTCTCATATCGAGTATCTCTTTTGCTTCCCCATAATATGAAGCTAACTCCATCATTAATTGATAGTTCTCAATTGCAACTTTTTGTGCAAATTCATATTCAGTTTTAAGACGTTCTAATTCTTTCTCTAATTCAGAGTTAGAATACATCTTATAGTTTTGATTTTCATTCTTGTTCTCATCCATATTTGAATTAATTTATAAAATTATGGCAGTCCCTTGTATTGGGGCAGTACTAATTACAGGAATTGGGCCTGCTTGTCCCATTAAAGTACCTGGGGCAATTTCTATCATGCCTTTAACATTTAGTTGAAGTTCTTTTATAATTTCTTCAACAATAATTCTTACAAATTTCGTTACTTGTGGCTCAGAACCATCAGGTAACGTAGATGTTTCAATTCCTGCTTCTCCAAGTCTTGTTACAATGCTCGAAGTCAAAGCAATTGCTGAAAGTCCTGGTCTAAATGTACCTTCAACAGTAGTAAATAATGGTGGTAAACCAACAACAGGCGGTCTTGCCATAGCAATGGTAGTCTTCATGGAAGCTGCAAGTTTATCAATTCCAATATTTAAACCTGCACCACCTGCCCCTAACAATTGTTTACCTAATTCATTAGCCATTCTTTTTGTGTGTTATGTATTATTTTAACATTCATTTATTGGTTCTTGAGAATCAGAACTAATAATATCGGCGTAACCAACAATATCTTGAGACCACCCCATTGATTGATCAAATCTACCAAAGAACATTCTTATATGCATTAGAATCTGTTTCAATAATCGAACATACATTTCAACTTGTTCAAAACTAATTTTAGTTATTAATTTTTGAATAAGTTCTTCAATGATTTTCATGAGTTCATTATATAAGAACTCCATGAATTTATCAACAACACTTTTAACAATACTTCTAATAAGATTACCAAATCTTTCAATGAAGGATTTAATATCAAAATTTGTGCTTAACCCATACATTTCTAAGTTGATTAATATAAGTAAATAAACCTTTGGAGAAAGCATGGCCATCACACATTGTGTACATAAATTAATCATCAAAGTTTCCATAAATGACATTTTAATACCAAAATTAGTATTAATTGCCAAATGATTATCCTCAGTATATTTATCCTTACTTACTTCTACTGTGGCATTAGTAATTGCACCTTTAATAATTTCTGCCTGCCCTGCTTGGTCTGCAGCATTATCCATCTCATTTAAACCTTCAAGAAGTTTTACGGGGTCAATGTTATTATTACCATTTTGTTCTCCGTGTTTACTATATAATCCTGCTTGCCTAAGTTCTGATGCACGAAGCATACCATTGTAAGTGTCATTTGTAAATGTAAAGAAACAATCACTCACCACCATATCCTCAGATGCAATGACTTTTTCAATCATGTTTTTAATAACATCATGAATCAATTCTGATTTCCATGATGCTGTTGCTCCAATCATTGCAGACATTGTAAGCCCACCAAATAAACTCGTAATTAATTGAGCGGAAAGTACCTTTGGATCAAATAATTGAAGAGAATTAATATAATCGGCATTAAATTCAAATAAGGTATGCTTATAATAATAATTCTTCCTTGCTTCAGGATATTTTAAATCCTTAGCACTAAGATATAGAAGATTCTCATTAGCTTCCATAATTTGAGAAGCCCTTTCGGTATAAGCACAGATTGCATAGTTACCGATAACTTTATTCATCTTTTCATTAAATTCTTTAAAATTTACATGGTCTAAAACATCTTCTTGGTATAATTCTTCGTCATATGAATTAATAACATCATCTATTTCATATAGTTTAGACATCAATTTAGCATTATCAGTATAAAGTTCACTATCTGAATTTAAATGTGGTGATTTAATAATTTTCTTATTATCCACACTACCATCTGATAAAATACTATATGCTGAAAGTGCTCTGTTGTATAAATCTTTTTCTTTTGCTTTAAATTGTTCTAAAAATGGGCCATTTGGTTCTCCACTTTTTTTCCATTCTTTAATTTTTTTTCTAAAAATCTTTAAATGTTTATCAACAAGCTTTTCCATTTTATGTGATATACTTGCACCAAGCCTATTACTATCAGCACTATTTCTCAACGCATCATTTAAAGACATTCGTTCAGATGATGGGATTTCTTTAACGTTTCCAAAGAATACATGTAAGACATTACCATAAGGTGTTTGTTGTTGCATTGGTTTACCGTCAGATTGCAACACATTCCCTGTTCTCGGCGAAAAATCTAAAGTAAGTATACCAAAATCTTTGGTATATTTATTTTTCTTTTCCATCTCATCATTAATATTAATGAATGGTGTTGCAACACCATCTTTATTAACGACATGAGGAGGAATTAGCACTTTATCAATGCCTCGTTCAAAAGTATTATTTTTAGATTTTTTTTCATAATATACAGTAGTATAAGCACCTTTTTTAGTAAAATCATCAGTAAACGGATCGCCATCTTTCCATTTTTTTTTGATCCAATGTCTTTGACCAACATTATTTTCATCTAAACTCGAACTAACATCTTTACCTTCTTTAATCAAGTCACCCTTTTTTTTGCCATCCACAACATCATCATAATCTACGAATACACAGACATTGTTTTTTAAATCATTAGTTATATTAATACATTCTTTTGTTTTAATATCAGATACGACTTTGATTTTCTTTTCTTTTGGCTTGTTTGTTACACTATCGATATCATTTTTATCATAGATTGTTTTTTCTTTAAATTTTGGGGCTTTCTCTACAACAAATAAGCTACCATCAACTAATATAAAATCATCCTTTTCTGGTGGTGTTTCAGGCGAAATGTTTTCAACTGACTTATAAGAGTTAACGTCTTTCTCCATTCTACCCCATTTTCCATCTGCATACCCATAAATAACAACCTTAACTTTTCCATGGTCATCTTTTTTCTTATCAGTCGTATAATATACCATATCACGACTAATTTTTTTAATAGGTGGGTCACCAAATTTATATTGGTATATCTTGCCTTTTCCCTCAATAAACTTATATATTTTGGTCTCATCCATTGGGACAATATTACCATCGCTTGATGGTATATTGTTTCCATAAAAAGTAACCCTATCAGGATTAATTTTATAGTATATGCTATATTTATCACCGTTCTTTGCTATCCAACCTTCGATATTACTATCACCATTAAAAATGTCTTCTTTCGCACTTGTTCTTTTTCCCCACACCTCACGATATGCAGCCTTATTTTTCATATACCAAAGAAGGCAATCGAAGTCTCGTTTTCGTCCACCAAAATAATGACCAACTGAATCAGTCATTGCACGATTTAAGTAAGAAGTGCTTTTTTTTGATGTTTGTTTTGTCCCGGATTTTCGACTTGGTTTTCCTTGTCGTTCGTTGCTTGGATCAATTGCGGATTGAAGTATGTCATAAGCTGATTCACAGCCATCAATACCAAAATAAAAGTATTTTCCTAACTTTCGATCAAGTGGGCTTACTGATAATTTATCAATAAGGTCAATTTGTTTAAGGTCAAAAATAATACCTTCTTTAATAGCTTTTTCATATATAATGGGGTCAATTTCACAATTAGTACCAAAATTCTGCATATTAGCGAGCAAGGCAGCTTTAAGAGAAACTTCAACACCAGGCAAAGCTACAGTTAAGAATTTAGATAGAATATCTATTATCATATCTGTCCCACCTACATGTTCCAAGATGCTTTTAACGAAATCTAATTGTGTTGGGAATAGTTTACCTAAAAATTTATTAGATTCATTTTGCGCTCTTTCTAACAACGCGTCTTCGAGAGATGGATAAGAATTAAGAGCAGCCAAAACACCATCAATTGTGCTTAGGGTTTCTTGTACCTTTTTCTTTTTATCTCGACTCATTATTATTTCCCAAGTTTTAATTCATATACTTCTGATTCGTTTTGCGTTTGTTCTTTACTATCGGTCTCATATAGAGTATCTTTAAAGCTATCCCAATCCATTTCACTTTCTTGAATAACAGCCTTCATATTACCATTGAATTTAAGTATTTCAGACATTAATTTTGCAATATCCAATTTACGACCAATGGCTTTCTCTTTATTAGAGAGAAAGTCATTCATTGCCTTAGAATACTTTGCCTTTGCATCCATAGGTTGATTGTTGAGATCAGCAGAAAACGATAGTTTATTCATCTGTTCTTGAATTTCATTAACCATCTTATTTGATTCGTTATATAATTCTTGTAACAGTTCTTCTATCTTCTCTATTGAGTTAAGTTTTAACTTATAATTCTTCTTTACTTTCATTCTTTTAATAAATCTTGTTTTGTAAATAAATAGAGATTTTTATATATTTTCATGGCATTTCTAACCTCTGTTGTTGTGCATAGAGTGTACTCCTTAATGAAATAAAGAATAGATACTTTATTAAACTTACGAGAACTTGAATCATCTATCATACCCTCCCAATTATCTAAAATTTCAATAAGTGCTTTACCTAATTTCATTTCATTATTGGTAAGTTCCCTTTTATCTATACAACCATTATTAAGAATCTCTTTAATCTCTTTTTTTGTATTGTTAATAAGCATTGTATGAAAATCATTTTCTGAATATTCATCACTCACTCTATTATCTTTTTCGTGGCCTGAATAAACCATTTCATATGAAAGTAGTTTATCACGTTTCTTAATTGATTGTGTCCTTCTTAATATTAGATAATTTTTACAAACAGTCCCACAATACGAATATGCTTTGCAATTTTTTGATGGGTCAAAATTATTAATCTTTGTTATAAGGAATGATAATGTATCATAGAATGTATCTTCATACGTCTCATCAACCGTAAATAAATAATACCGTCTAATAAGGCATTCAACCATTTTACAGAGTGAGGGATAGATTTGTTTTTCAAAAATTCTATCCCTTTCTGCTTTATCTTCACACACAAGATATTTTCTAAATGCTTCTTCTTGTTCTTCGGCAAAGTAATCTTTTTTCTTTGGTTTACGCCCCCTTTTTTTTGGTCCTCCTTGTTTCTGAACCTTTGTGTCTATTTGAACAACTTCGTCACTCATTTAGTATTAATCTTGTTTCTTATCTTCTTTTTCCGTTGGTGTTGTTTTAAGACACTCTTCACGAGCACGTATATATTGTTTATCAATTTCATCTTGTGTAAATTGTTTACTACAAATATCAGTTAGACTATTATCTCTATCAATAACGTGCTTATAACCTTCCTTCGGGACTACAAATACTTTAAGTTTCTTGTTAGTTAAGCGCAATAAAAATTCATAGTTGAATGCAACACCAATGTAATATTTAAGACCACCAATACGATTAAAATCATCCCGATTAAAAACACCACCCGTAATATTAAAACCATAATAATTTTCAAGGCACTTAAAGTCAATATAACCTAACTTTTCTGAAAACTCCATAGCCCAAGGTGTTTCATTAGCAAATTGACGATAGCCTTCCTTAGAAATAATTTGTACATTAATTGGTAAGAAAAGGCTTACATCTTCATTTGTATAATAATAATGTTTAACCATTGAAAACCATTTCTCATTATATTCATCATCAAACTCTAAAATTGAAAAATAATCCTCCTTAACAGTTAATGCACCAAGATTAACCTGTGAACAAAAATCTGCTCTACCGATGTTAAAAATTACTTCATCTACACTCTTTACAATATCCTTATCTAAACTTAAAGGTGTTACAATATAAGTTTTCAGTTTGCCATCATAATTCTTCTGACACTCCTTTACATTATTGATTGCTCTAACAAGCATATCCTTTTCAGTATCATCTTTCAACGCGTGAACAGGTATAATAACTGCAATATCCTTCATTATTTATCCTCCTTTGTTTCATTTGTTATTTTACCTTGTATTGAATTCTTAATAGATTCAAAGCTCTTAATTTGTTCGTTAATAACATCGTTAATTACAGTATCAACATTATTATTCCATTGTTCAACAGTATATTTCGCTCTTGTGTCTTCCATTGCCTTTGTTAATTCCGACGGGATATTATCTTGCATCCAAGCACCAATAACATTTGCTAATAAATCAGGAATCACATTGACATCATATGTCCATAACCCACAATCATTAAGTGAACCGTCTTCATTTGTCATCCATTCAGGAGTACTATCAGGCACTTTTCCAATTAAAACATTATCACAAGCAATAGCTTCAAGCGCACCATAACCAAATTGTGTGTCATTATCAACCCAAACTGTAATTGCACCCTCTCTTAGCTTTTCTGCATACTCATCACGTGATAAATTTCTTAAATCAACGAATGAAATAAACTTATAAATTGGGTATTTCCAATAAAAAGTTTTAACAACTTTGTTAGCAATACGTTGGTCACTTGTAATAAGATTTACAGTTAGTTTCTTTGGTTCAATTGGCTTTCTAAAAACAGAATTAATTACCGGTGAAAGAATCTTACTTCTCATATAAGGAAACACCGACTTAATTAGTGTTTCTTGATGTTTTGTTGTTGCAATAACATCATAAATTCCATAATTCTTCCACTCAACACCAAAAGGTATAAAATCAGTTACATAAGAAAAATTCTGTAAAAGAACAATACGTCTACAAGGTGCTTTATGCTGATAAGTTTGGAACATCAAACTTGAAAACGCCTCAGGGATAAATAATATATCAGACGGAGTAACTGTCCATTGTGAATGAGAAATATTCATGTGTGGGATTTCTGCATACTCTTTACCAAGCCAATCACCTACACCAATAAACACCTTACTTGGATCAATCTGTTTACCCTTCTTCTTTTTCTTATATAACTCAGCTTCAGTGTATTCACCCTGTAACTGATAAAGCATTGTTACTTTATAATTTTTATCTTGCAATGTCTTTGCTAACTCATAAATGTATGCAAGTGAACTATTCGGTACGTTACGAGAATCAATTACAAAGAAATATATATTAAAATTATTATCTTTAATGTTAGCAATTGCTTCATTAATTCTTTCAATTGCAGTCACATCATTTACTTTACTCATCACTTTTTAACTCCAATAAATTTTTATGTTCGATTAATGTGTTATAACATCTCCTGTACCTTCAATAATCTTTTCAATGGTTTTTTCGTCCTTAATAATATCAATAAGACTATCAAATTCAAAAGTACCTTTCACTTCCTTGTTATAAGGGGCATTAATCTTAAATGAATGTTTTCCTTCAGGTGTTGCACTAATAAGATTTGGATTAGCAGTGATAATAATGTCAGCTTTATCCCACATTTTAGTGCTATCAATTGGAAATTCAATATTACGGCAACGAATACCCACGCGAGCTAAAAAGCCAAGGGTAGATGGGATAGATAAATTCATTTCAAAAGGAGAGAATAAGATAACATTTGGATTCTTTTCCTCATCAAAATTGCGAAGTGCACCATTTATCCACATATTAAAATATGCAGGTAAGTCTCTTTCCATCAAGTCAGCACGTGAATATATCTCAAATGCACAATCCTCAAATCTAAACGAATTAAAGGCTGATAAATTTGGATAACCTTCTTCGTCTGTAAATGGGAATACATTCATTAAGTCAAAATCGTTAATATCATCATACTCTATTTCAAAATCAGGATTAACGACTTTATTATATTGTTTCTTAAAGGCACGAAGATAATCTCGAAGCACCTCGTTTATATCAACAGCTATTGTCATTTCATTTTTATTTTATTTTTATATTTACATAAAAGTTACAATTTCTTTACCATCCTCATCATAGAAAGCAATATGTGGATATGTCTTATCAAGATTGTATTTTACACCACAACATTCATGTAAACACATCTTTTCCATGGTAAATGGATTATACATAGGTGGAGCTTTAGCAACAAGTTCTTTACCACAATTAGGACAATATGCTCTGATTACTTTAATGTCAGAAATAGAATTTTCTTTTAGTAACCCTTTTGAAACAAGTTCTTCATCACTAATCTTTGTTGGTTTCTCCATTGCTCTCTCATTAATACCACCATTATGAACTTCGTTAAGAGCTGCCATATTCTTACGACTATTATTAATTGCTTCTTTTATTTCCTCATTAGAGAAATTCCCTTTACGCATTTTGTTAAGAGTCGCCTCATAAGCCTCCTTATCATTTTCAGTTAAGTTGGTATTAGAAGGAAAATCCATACTCTCTGTTTCCTTTTCTACTTCTAATGCTGCCTTATATTGATCTAAAATTCCCATTTATTAATATGATTATTTTAATTATACATAAATTTAAGAATATTTATTGAAAATTTCAACACCACTCTAAATTAACATCTTCATCGTTTTCGTCCACACCACTCCACATAAAACAACGTGGCTTTAATTTTATAATTGGCATGATTGAATCTTTAAGATACTTATCAGCCATACCTTTTTTAAGGTATGCAATCGTCATATGAGGATGATATTCATCGTATTCACTAAATGTTTTGAATTTATCACATATTTTACGATTAGTGTCATGAAGTTTCATAGAACCAACATCACACTTAAGGACATCAAATTTATCATTGTCAAACTTGGAAATATTGCTTAAAATAATAGAATAACTATTTAAATCATCAAGATAACTTTTTAAGTCTTCAACATTAAAATGTTTATCTAAACATGGAACTAACGTAACATGACATTCTCGTTCGCATCCATACTCATCTTTTCCATCTTCTATATATAATTCCTCATTAGGTATTGATTTCTGTAGTTTTTTTATAAACTCAGGCATTTCATAGCCTATCATTAAAAAAGCGTATTTTCTTTTCATGGTATTAAATCTAAACCTCTGTTATCAATATATTTCTTTAAGCAACTTTTACAAAGCTTCTTTCCAATTGTTTGTTCAATAATCTGCATATCCATATATTCAGTTACACTCCAAGAATCTTCTTCATTTATTTCTGCATCAATATCACGGGCTTCACTGATTGGCATCTCTTCCATTTTCTGTGTATCAAATGTTACCACTTTACCACAATCCGAACAAACATATGTTTCAATTGGTGCTCCACCACTTACATCAAGTACAAGTTCTTTCTTTTCCTTATTCTCATACTTTTCAGCCATTTCTTTGTTATAGAATGCGGCTGTTAAATCTATGCCATCATGCTCAATGCTTGCTTTAAATCGAAGAATATAATCACCATCAAATTCAGCGACTTCTCTAAACATTATATTTTTAAAGACAAACTCCATTAAGTCGTCTTGTTTGTATGCATGGTTAGTTACAAAGCGTAGTTCTTCAACATCTAACATATCTGATTTAACACCCTTATCACGTATGCTTTCAATCTCATGAATAAACACCTTTGATCGGAATGATTTATCATCACTTCTTCTAAAGAAACGTTCAGGATATTTTGAAAAATAAAAATCAAGAATTGCATGGGTTTCATCCAATCTCTTTACAACTACTTTCTTTGCAAATTCTTCCATTCTGAAACGAGGTATAAAATCACGTTTAAATTCAAATTTGTATTTAGTCTTTTTACCACGTCCACCATTTTCAATCTGTTTAATTGCATCAAGAACATCTTCACTAATTGCATAATTGTATTGAACGGTAATAACTTCTAATCCATCAGATTTATCAAATGAAATGAATTTATTATCTTTACCTTCTTTCTTTTTTAATGCAAGCGTCGGAGAAAAATACTTATACTTCTTTGCTTCACGGTCTACCTTATAGTTTCGATAACGTAACTGCTTAACTTCTTCTGTTAATTCTCCACGTAATAAAGCCTTTGCCAATTCATGTACACCTTGGTTAACATCTTGAACGACGTTAATACCACCTTCAACACTATCAACATTTACTTGGCTTAAAGTTTGCATTTCAACATTCTTAGTAGCAGCAGCAAGACTGTGTACCCATATTTTAAATTCATTAAAAAACTTAGTAAACAACTTCTTCATTTAAAACTCCTTTCTTTTCATTTTCACTTTCATAAAGACCATCTAAACGAATCATAATCTCTTTATAAAGCAAATTATATTTAGTATTTATTTTGCGAAGTTCAGGAGAATCAAGCTTATTGTTCGCACGAGCCATAAGGAGAGTAGTTTCTCTAAGCTTACACACAATATTGAAATAACTCTCTAATTCTTGTACCGTCATTTGTTTTACGTCCATAATAAAAATATATTTTATTTAAAAATAGTATAAATATTAAAAATTATCAAAAAAAAAAAATCGATACGGTTCATAATGAACCGTATCGATAAAATTTAATTTATATGTCTATATCACTTTCTTCATATATGGGTCTCACATCTAACCCCCAAACAACCCAACCTGGTGGATTTTCCCTAGCAAACAACTCTATTTTTTTCTGAGTTGGAAACATTTTCTCAATCATAAGACGCACTTCACTCGGTTTTACACTGTGTTTAGTTCTTGGTACTCGAATAAGCTGCTGAACATTTCTCGCACCTCTTGGTTGTGGGATTCTTCCTTTCTTGAATATAAGACAAAGTTCACAATTAGAAAGAGTGTATTGCCCAGGATTGTGACTACATTTATCCCAAACGAATCCCACAGTTTTATATTCAAACCCCCATGATTCCCCAAGTTCAATTCCTTGAGCTAAATGCGGATTTGTCACCCACATAAACAAAAGACAGTCTTCTGCGCAAATATCTTGAATCGGAATTTTTTTCAATTCTTTTGTTTTAACTGTCGGGTATTTAAAATTAGCAGCACTAATAAATATATTTCGCTCCCAATTTCTATTTTCAGATTTGATTGAGGACTTATCGAACTGCATTTTCCCACCATAATCCCACGGCGGATCACAATATATAATGTAGAATCTATCATCAGGTAGTGATGGATAAAATTCTGGTAAATTATTCACAATCGTTCGTTCTTTATATTGTGGAGCATAAATAGCATATCCAGATACCTTTTTCTCTATTTCTTTTTCATCAGTAATCATATTACTCACCCGTGCTTCCGTATCCATTAGTTCCACGTTCACTTTCATTTAATTCTTCTACAACTTTAAACTCTACATTAGGAAAATCTACCAACACTAATTGACCAATCTTATCTCCTACCTTATAAGGTGCATAATCCATTGGGTCTAAAACAGTATGTTTAATGTATTTAATACCTGTGTTACCATTTCTAATAGCTTCCAAATCTTCCATCATGATATTCACATTACGTCTCATTTCCATTGATGTTCGATTCTTGAATGTGAATACAATTTCACCTCGATATATTGCAGTGTCTGCAATGCCAACACTATTGGCAAGGTAACAATCTTTTTTACGATTTGAACTACGTGGGAATAGCAAGAAAGCTTTACCATAATCATTTTCCAAGGCTAACCCTGTATGATACACATAGTAATCAAATTCTTCATTATATTCAACATCAATTGCGGTACAATCTAAACCAACATCTCCATTATGTGCATATGTTGGGATTACGGCCCTTTCATCTAATTTTTTAAGTAGAACAATTTCTTTATTTCCCATTATCCTTGTAAAACTTTTTTATTATAATCATATTTTCTTTGCAATTCAACAGCAACCAACTGATTAATTGTCTTAACCAAAACCACAAGTTGATTTTGATGTGAGTTAAAACACTTATCGTCTTTATCTACGATAGTCATTGCTTCAAATTCAATCTCAGATAGTTGAATACCATGTTTCATACACAAGAATGCTGAACGTTCTCCCATTTTTAACTGCGTTTCCAATTCACCGTTAAAATCAAAAAGGAATCCTTTGTTCTTTTTCCAATTCTCAGTCTGTGTAACGAAATATTCAGCTTTTGAAATGTGTTGAAGAAGCAACACTCTCATAATCATTTCTGTGTTGACGTTCAAGAAAGGATGATTACGTTTACCCTTATCATTCAAACCGAATGCAAGTTCATTGATATGATAGCCCAACGTACAAAGGTTGTTTAGAATAACCTCAATTAATGCCCCCTCATAGCATCCTCCATTTGCTTCATTCATGTTGAATGAGGCATTTTTAAGTTTATCACCAAGTTCGTTAATCAAACTCTCTGAGTAACAATTATAATCCTTCAACTTCTTAGTCCAAAGTACAAAATTTAAATTTCTTTTCTCTTCTGTTAATTCCATAATCGATAAATGTTTACATTTGTGTGTGCGTTATCATTATACTACCAATGGAATTAAAAAACAAATCAAACATAAAAAAAAATGTTCTACTGATTTTATTTCTTCTTTTTACGTTTTCCAAGATATTTCATCTGACATTCGTAAACATTGTTTTCAGTATCTAAGAATCTGAAATTCCCACTTTCAGTTAGACTCATGCTCTTAATTGAATTTGTTGTTCTTGACATTGATTCGTTTAGGGAATTAAGTTTTCTATCAATGACACGTTCAATCATTTCTTCCAATTGTGATAAAGAAAAATCAGATGATTCATGTACAACACTCTCTTCGATGACTTGTTTATCATCATTGCTCTTCTTGTCCCTCTCCTTCAATTGCTCTTCAATCTGATGAATTGCTTGCACACCACTTTTCGGTGTTTCCTTTTCCTTTCCGTAGACTTCATTCAACTTTTTGTATAGAGCATTTTCAGGACCCATAACACTGTTTACGATTGATGGGTCATAATTGCAAGGGTTCTGTCGCATACTTTCCAAGATAGCCGATGGTAGTTTACTCTGATTGAGTTTCTGCATGAACACGTTCTTATCTGCCATCTCTGTGAGTTCTTCACGCCCACGTTCAGTATTCCAAGCCTCTTTCTCCTCCTTTGTTGGCACATATGGGGAATTATACATCGCATCAATATCTGCGATTGCTTGATTAGCCTTATTTGTTTGTTCATGTATTGACATTGGAGTTTTAAATACTTTCTGAGGTGTTGTCTGTTTTGATTTACTACCCTTTTTGTCAATATTCTTGGACATTGCCAATATCTTTTGTAATTTATCGCTCGCCATGTTAAAATTATTTGATATGATTCAAGGTAGAGTTTTTTGTTTTTTTTTTCAAATTAAAATTCAAGGAGGAGGTACCACTAGTGGATTATATACTTCTATTATAATCCTATAAAATAAATAAAATAAATACTAGTACTAGATCTAGTATACTATAAAAAAAGAAAATATATAAAAGAAAAAAAAATCATCGTTTTCCTACTCGATTTTTTAGTTCTTGTAGCGTTATGGGTTTACTTATGTCTCCAAGTTGTTCACGTAGATTTGCTAATCGTGAACGATTCCCATTATCCCGATTGAGATAAGCTTCAATTTCATCTTCATCATCAATTTCTGGTTCATCTAATACGCTACCTTTGGAAAATTTACCATTATCTCTATTTTGAAAATAGTAATGTCCGTTTCTCTTAGCTTTCTTCCCCGATGCGTCTAACGCATTATCAAAAACGTTGTAGTTATAATCGTCTGAATAGACTTCATCACTATTCTTCTTCACATCTTGGTTAGTTTTTGGTCCTGATTTCTCTTTGTCTTGTTCAATATCACCTAACCCATCTTCGACCTTAAAGTCAGATAACGTTATTGGATTTTTTAATTGCTTACGCAATTTTTCCATTGCCCTTTCAGTCTCAGTTTTAAAAGTACCTGGTTTTTCATCAGATTTTTTCTTAGGTGACGAAGTTGGTGCATCACTTAACTCATCATTACCACCAAACTTTGCGATATTATACACGATACTCATCGTTTTATCATCATCAGGATTAAATAAAATTTCAGGTTCTTCGAAACTTTTATCCGTTTCTCTCCAAGCTGAAATTCTATCAACTCTAAAATATTTCCATTTTGGTACGGAAGTTTTTGTATCACCAAAATCTTCAAATGCACGAACAACAGGGTTACCAGTACTTGTTAAACCAAATGCAACGGGTTGAATCATACGTTTTCCATTATGAGTTCCGTCAGTGCCTTCATATTTGATAACCACGTATTTATGGTTATTAATAGCATTATTAATTTCACGATTAGAAACGCTTTCAAATAGCATCCCCTTCATTATATCTTTAAGTGTCATTGTTAACCGTTGTATTTAAAATACATATGCCCACACACGCAATTGTGAATAGGCATATTGTAGTAATTATTAGATTGTTCAATAAGTCTTATATTGACCTTCAGCTACATTCATTGATGTGTCAATAAGGTTTGCTGAATATTCCTTAACTCTGTTATACAAACTACGTGTTAAAGATTGATTACGAGCATCATTATCGGCTCTGTTACCTGCATGAAATGAAACGTCCGTATCGAAGTTTGAATAGTTAATAACACCTAATTGTCCGGTGCAGTCAGGTAGCCAATGACTATGTCCGGCAGAACCCGTACCTTTACCTCTTTTATCATCACCATTATCGATGTTTAATGCGTCTGGGTGTAGTCTATTATATTCATTATCAGGGTTATACTCGTTTCTTACTAATTCTCTGTGTCTTTCATCCATTGACACAATTTCAAGACAACTTCTCATTTATATCGTGATATTTTTCAATTATTTTCTTTTATATAATTAGCCTGGGATTCAGAAATAATTATAGTTTTTTGTTCTAAGGTTTCACTTAACTTAATGAATTCATTATTTCCGATGGCTTTTGATGCGTTTTTTGTTTGGAATCTTCCAAATGTTGGTTTATTTTTCCTTTTATTTTGACGGTCTTTTGTATGTGATTTACGGAAAGCATTTTGTTCCCCTGCATTCTTGCGAGCTTGCTTATCTGCTCTATCATTATTTTCCATGCTTTTTAATGAAATATCAACCCAAGATTTCATCAAATCTCCACCTAACGTCTTAAATTCTTCACTTTTTGGAAGGATTTTATTCATAATGTGGCTTAATTGTGTTAGTTCATTGTAATTAATTCCACCATCCTCTTTATCCATATTTAAAACATTAGATAATCGTTGAAACCCTTTGCTACCCTTATCACCATCGAAATTATTGTAAATATTAAGTAAGTGTTTTTTAATTTCTTTACCTAAAGGTGCTTTAACCTTTCTTCTAATAAGTGTGGAATTACCACCTTCATACAATAAGTGTATCATTAGTTAAAGTATTTTATATCATTAGGGTCAATTTGTTGTTGTAATAACCTTTTAATAAATGTAGTATTATTTGCTAAATCAGGAAGCTCTTTTTCTAATTTGTTTACTACCATTGCAACCTTTTTAGGACTTAGATTATTTTGCCGTATAGAATCTATTAAAAGTTTAATTCTTCTGTCTACTTCTTTTGGGATAACCGTTAAATTATTAAGTTCATCTCCATCAGTTAATGCTTCAACTCCATTTCCTTGACCCATACTCGCAACATTTGTAAATATATCGTCAATACCATCTTGATTGGCGTCACCTTGGAGGTCTGTTTTTACGGCAACGCCTTCTTTAAAAAGGTCTTCATAAATACCTCTTGGTTCTGTACTTGCAGGTTTATTAATATTTCCGTACATTCTGTATCTTGCCCAAGATTGAGCAGTTCGTTGCTTTCCAATACGGTCAGTAAATATTGGTTCTGAATTTTCTTCACCATTAAGTTTGCCTTGTGCTGTTATTGTTGATTGACCATTGAAAGGTTTGGCATCATCACTTGTATCCAAGTAGTGAAAAGCATCTCCTTCGGCTTCAAGAAGTTGGGATTCTGTTATTTTAATTATGCGTCTCATTTTCATTTCAATGATATTTATTCTTGTATAATATAAATATATTTGAATGGGTAATATTTTAAATCATAATAGGAACTTAATCGACTTTATGTTGACAGATGAGGATTATTGGGATTTTCATCTTGCTCAAGATATTAGTTATGGTGGAAGTTTGGGTGATTTATCTACTGAATGCTTATCAGCATATGTAGATTTTAATGACCCAAATTGTGTCTTTTGGGATGATGTATTCTCTAAAAAGGAATATGTGTGGGCAGACGCAATAAATGATGGTGTTTTATTTGATTATATCGGTGTTACAGGAGTTGATAATGGTTTTATTTCTTATGAAAAAGATAGAATTACCAATAAGGAATTTTTAGATTTATTTTTACACTCAAAATATGAAACTGAAAGTGGCGATTTGCGTTTACGTCTAAGAAAAGTAAATGGTAACAATCAGTTGTATGATTATTCAAACAATATAATACACATAGATGGTAAAGAAGTTGCTGAATTAAAGGGTGGCTTTTATCAAGGTTTTTTTAAAGGATATGGAAAAAAATATCAAGTATTACCCCATGCTTTGGATAATGGTTGGAGTATGGAAATAAAATTAAAGAAGTCTGATTTAGTTAATGATAAAATCACATTAAATGATGTATATACAGAAAATAAAGGTATATTTTTATATATAGGTACTCGGGCCGAAAATAAGTGGTGGGAGAGATATAAGGTTGATACACAATTTGATAAATCAAAATCTGAATATGGAGAAAGTGATTACTTTGAAAATGGATATACAACTGAGAGTTCTGATGTTAATTCAAGATATATTCAAGAGGATGAACCTTATGAATCTGATTATTTAGATACTGTGTATGGCAATGATTGTGAACATACTTGTGATATAAAAGAAAAGTATATATGCCCAAATTATGTTGATAAAGAATACTTCACTAAAGATGCTCTCATTTGTAATCAATATGTAGAAGATGAATATCTTGAAAAAGAAGAGGAAATAACGGGGAATGAAACACTTTTAACATCTGATGGTTTTGATTTCAACCAACCGAATATTATACAGTATGATACGGATAATAAATTCTTATTATTCAATAGAAGTTCAGACGGATTTACAACAAAAAATTGGGAAGATGGTACAAAGGTTACAATGTATGATGTTAAAAAGCCAAAAAATATAAATTATTTCTTATTGTTCAATCGTACATCTGATGGCTATACAACAAAGACAATCGATACTTTAATAGATGAAGAAAACAAAAGATACAATGTATTAGAAGACTTATATAGAAATGCTTTGGCTTTTCAAATTAAAGATGATGGCTCGATTGGTTTTAAATATATGGTTAAAGACTGTGAGTCTGAGGAAGAAAAGTACGAAATTAAAGAGTTATTTTCACAAAAAGACATAATTAATGAAGATGAATGGTACACAATTAGTATTAAAATTTTACCGATTCGACCGAGAAATCTTCAAAACAAAATATGTGATGATTTAAAAAACTCTTCTGATACAAAAATGGTGATTTATATATACGTAAATGGAAAATTGAAGTTAAAGTCAGAAGAATTACCAATCTTAAATTTAAAACCTTTAAATGACTTATCTGATAAGCAACAAGGTGTTCCATTTTCTATCTCAATTGGTGGTGGTACACAAGGCTTATGTGATGTGGTAAATATTAATTACAGAGAAGTTCCAAAATACGTGTTACCTCTTGAAAAAGAGTTCGGTGGAAGTTTCGTTGGATATATTGAAAGATTCCGTTTTTATAGCTGTCCATTAAATTTTACTGAAATCGTTGAAAACTATAAATACGATGCCAATATTTGATTAAATTCAGATATTTATTATTAAAATAAAAAATTTTTAAAATAATGAATGGAATAACTTATTATCGTTTAAAATCTGATTATACAGGCGATTACACAAAGAACTGTGCATTGAACGGTCAAGAAGTTGACAACAACTTTTATGTCTTAGAAGGTCGTGATGTTAAGTCTATTGCCGTTAAGGATAAAGATCTTGTGATTACGTTAATGGATGGTAGTCATGTTTCTGCCGAAGGCGTATTAGATTTTGTTAAAACGGAAGATTTAAAGACAAGTGTTGTTAATGTAGAATTCGACAAACTTAATGGGGTGTTGAAATTGACAAATGCTGATGGTACTATGCAGCATATAGAGGGGTTTGCAACAAATGAGAACACAGATTTCAGTGTATCAACTGATAACACATTGTTTGGAGATGGGCTAAGAAATGCTCCATTAGGGGTTGCACCATCTTACAGAACAGGACAATTTAAAACAGTAAAATCTATTGTTAATGTTGCAGAAGGTGGCTCTCTACCTTCTTGTGGTAACATTATGGGTGATAGATATGTTACTTGTGAAGATATTAGTGACTATGGTTACTTATATGATTACAAAGCTGTTCGAGAAATTGCTTGTGAATTAAAGAAGAGTGGATGGAGAATCCCAACAAAAGGAGATTGGGATGACCTTCTTAATGCTATTGAACCTTGTGAGTGTGATAAAGACCATGAGAAAGCTGATAAGAATAAATTTTTAGGTAAATGGGCAGGTAAACTATTGAAGTCTAAGACTATGTGGAAAGATGGATGCTGCTCTGATTCTTGTGATACTTGTGGTAGTGATGATAGTTGTGATAATTCACATAGTGGTCATGATGAATGTGGTTGCCACAAGAAAAAGGATTGTGACTGTGAGAAAACTTGTGATTGTGCTGATGACGTATGCTTTGATTATACTGATGATAGATGCGTTGGGACACGAGAACGAGAGGCTAACAACAAGTGTGAACAGAAATGTGATGGACATAATGGTCTTGATTCTTTTGGCTTCCGTGTAACTCCTGCAGGCTATGCTGATGATGGTTGTAACTTTGGTTATTTCAAAGAGCGTTCAGCTTTTTGGACAGCAACAACAAATGATGACAATACAAAGGCTTATATTAAGCGTTTTCATTACAATAAGGACGGTGTTTATCAAGATGTAATTGCAAGTAATTATCATCTTTCTTTACGTTTGGTTAAGGATTATAACGGTAAGAATTATTTTGATGTTGAGGAAATAATGGATATGGAATATCCAACCCTTCTTCTTCCGTCTGTAAAGAATGGTAAATCAATTTGGCTTTCAACAAACTTTGCTTGTGGTAATGCTTCTTTTAAACCAATGTTACCAAACAATGGTCAGGGTATAACTTTTACACGTCACTATTTCATCAATGAGTGGGATGGTTTCAAGTGGGTTAGAAATGAAATGAAACAAGGGGATACTGTCACTGTTGAAAAAGCACCACATGGAAAGAAAATGGTTGAGTACCGCGTTATTGGTAACGACTTCATTAGTGTGAATGAAATGGTTTATGGTGATGTAGTGAGTAGCATTCAACCAATTCTTGATGAAATGGAGGAAAGCCTTCAAGAGGCAGATAGAACCTTGGAAGAGGAAATTGAAGCTGAACGCCAAGAACGCAAAGAGGAAAATAGTAAAGTTTTAGAGGCACTTAATAATGCAACGAGAAATAGTGAAGAAGTAAATAACACGATTAATACTGAAAGAGAAGAGCGTAAGGCTGAGGATGCAAAATTAAAAGAAGCCCTTGATGCTGAGGTAACTGCTCGTACAGAAGCTGATAAACAACTGTCAGATTCAATCAATTCTGAAATAGAAGAACGTAAGGCAGGGGATGCAAAATTGAAAGAAGCCCTTGATGCTGAGGTATCCGTTCGTGAAGAAGCTGATAAACATCAATTGGATGCTATTGAGGCCGAAGTAAATAGTCGTAAAGAAAAGGATGATGAACTTGAAGGTAAATTACTCAAACAAGAAGGTTCGACTTTTAATTCGGAAACGGGTGAACTTACACTTAAAAGTGTTAATGGTACAAATGATATTAAAGTTCAGCTATCTCTCAATTTTGGAGAATTTTAAGATAAAATAGAAAAATATTATAAATAATGAGCAATACATATAAATTACAGTTACGTCACGGCACTAAAGATAAAAAATTTAATAAGCGTGAGGAGGTAATTGCTTATGTGGAGAATAAAATGGAGTTTGATAAATCCACAACTTTACTCCCATATGAGCCTGTACTTTTCTTCTATGGTGCTGAGGGTAAGAAAAATGCCATTATTATGGTTGGTCTTCCTGAAGGAGAAACAAACGAGGGTAAATCTTTTTTCTTGTTTGATACCGCAGATTTAAAAAATAAAATTGAAGACTTAGAGAATATTTTCTCTGAAAAGGGTGATTTCCAAAAGAGTATAGATGCAGAGGCTAAGGCTCGTGCAGATAAGGATACTGAATTGGAAAAAGCAATTGCTGATGAAGCAACTGCTCGTGAAAAAGCTGATACAGAACTTAAAGAGGCAATCGTTTTTGCAGATGATGACTTAACAAGTGTTATTGAGGCTTGTGGTTTGGTTTATAATGAAAAAATGGTTGATGGAAGAGTATCATATACTCCTGACAACCATGATGAAGTTATTCGTGACGCAAAGAGTTTGGCGGATGCAATTGATAAGATTGCTAAGTTTGTTGTACAGTTAAGCCATGAAATGAATTTTGATCTTAGTGATACTGATACTGTTAAACTTTCATTTATCCCAAATGAAAAAGAAGGTAGTAATATTCTTACAGCCGATGTCAATATTGCAGGAAGTGAAGGACTTAGTAAGAAGACTTTCGATAATAATATTATTGGTAAAACTACTGATGGACTTTATGCCTCGGCCTCTATTGAATCAAGTAAGGAAAAACAGAATGCACTTGTGTTTAAAACAAGTGGTTATGTTAATGGTGAGTTCAAAGTAGATGCGTATGAGACAGAAGTTCCACTACCTGTTTATTCAGGCGATAATGGTAAGAAGACAGGAGTGGCCGTATCAGTTGATAATGATAAAGATGTTATTAGTGCAAATTTAAATCTTTCAACTGATGAAGACAACATTCTTAAATTAGTTGATGGCGAATATACGGTAGATGGCTTAGCAAAGAATATTAAGTATAAGGACACTACTGTTGAAAAGAAATTGACTGAACATTCTGAACTTATTGAAGACATTGAAGACAATCTTGATTTCATCAATAATCTTGAAGTTAAAGGTTCTGAGACAGATACTGTTAAAACAACCGTTAATAACGATAAAAAGGGCATCTTTACAGTTTCTAATGATGTAAAATTAAGTACTGATAAGTCAATTATTGTATCAAATGGTGGGATTAAAGCAAATGTTAGTGCCACATATAATAAGAGTCGCTCAACATTATTAATTAAGGTTGGTGAAAATGACTATCCAATTGATTTGTCGGACCTTGCTTTTGATGTATTGAAGTATGCTTCATATGATTCAACAAATGAAGATATTGTTTTAACATTTACCATAGGTGATAAAGACAAGGTTGTACGTATACCAGCACATGATTTAGTACATGAGTTTACAACTGCTGATACAAGTTCCATTCATTTAGTTTTGGAAGATAAAATTGGTGCACAAAATGTTCTTACAGCAAAGCTTCTTGTTAATTCTTCTTCAGATAATATTTTAGAAGTTAAAGCTGATGGTGCTTATGTTTCAAAATCACATATAACGAATGCAGTTAATGCTGAAGCAACGGCACGTGAAAATGCTGATAAGAAATTAGAAGATTCTGTTGGTACAACACATAAACTTTCTCTTGCCAATAAGGAAGCAATTACAGCAGAAGAAACTCGTGCAACCGCAGCTGAAAAGGCTAATGCTAATGCAATTAGTAAGGAAGTTGATAGAGCCGTAGAGAAAGAAAATGTTATCTTAGAAAAAGTTGGAAATAACACAACACTTATCGCTCAGAAAGAAGAAGCTGCAAAGACACGTGAAGCACAAGTTCTTGTAGATGCTAAAACTTATACAAACGAAGAGGTTGTAAAAGTGAATAACACTATCAATAGTGAGGTAGCAAAAACTAAGGAACGTGAAGCACAGGTTCTCACAGATGCTAAGGCTTATACTGATGCTGAAACTAATAGTGCAAAAGAACGTGAGGGTAAAGTACTTGCAGATTCTAAGGTTTATACGGATAACGCAATTAGTTCCGTTAAGTCTGTTGTTGACACTAAAGCAAATTCTGTGGATGTTATTAATACATACGCAACTAAAACAGAATTAACTAAGGTTCAAGATGCTGCTGCAACTAAATCTGAAGTCCATGCTGCCACAGACGGTCTTGCAGGAAGATTAACTGCAAATGAAATAGCAATTGGAAACTTCAATTTGAGTTATGACCCTGCAACAAATAAACTTACGTATACAGGTAAGGATGGTAGAGAGCAAAGTTTTGTATTGGCAAATGGTTCACTACTTGAAAGTGGAAGATTTGATGAAAGTAGTAATAGTGTAATTCTTGTATTAAAGGCTTCTAATGGGGAAACAAAAGAAATTTCAATTCCTGTTTCTAAACTTTTAACTGATATTAATGGTCGTGTTATAAATGCTGAGGGAACACTTAGTACAATTAATGGAGCTATTGCAAAACTTGCTAAGAAATTTGTTGTTAAACCCACTTCAACCGTAACTCTTACAAAGAATACTGTTGGTGATGAAGATGAGTTATCTGCAAATGTTCGTGTTTCAAGTGGAACAAAACAAGGATTAAAGACTGATGGAGAAGGTTTATTTGTAAGTAATGACCTTGAAGATTACACAGTAGTATTTGGTGATGAAGGTACTGTTAGTGGTCAAACCGCAGTATCAAAGTTGTTAAGTACAACTAAATCAAATAAAGATAAGGTTGAATCTGTATCTACTGAGGTTGGAAATGTTAAAAACATTGCTGAAAAAGCTGCTTCAGACTTACAGTCTGAAATCGTACGAGCCACAAGAGCTGAAGAGGCCAATGCTAATGCAGTGGTTAATGAAAAGAATCGTGCAGAATCAAAAGAAAAAGCTCTCGAAATTGCACTCTCTACTGAGGTTAACAAACTTGATAATTCTATTAAGGCAAAGGCTAACGCAGTTGACGTGTTCGACAAAGAGGAAGTAACAACAAAACTTCAAGATTATGCTAAGTTAGCTGACGTGCAATCTAAATTAAATGATAAGTTAAATGCTGCTGATGCTAAGAATGTTTATGCCACAAAGGAAGAAGTTCAAGGTGTTAAGGATGGTTATGCAACAAAAGTAGAGGTTAATCGTGAAGTTGAAAAACTTGATCAACGAGTAACATCTAATCAAAGTGCAATAGACAACTTTAATTTGACTTATGACGCAGCAACAAGTGAACTTACATACGTTGATAAAGGTGGTAGAACACACACATACAAACTTTATAGTGGCTCATTAATTAAGAATGGTACATTTGATAGTAATAGTAATAGTGTGGTTTTAACTATTGAAACTGCCGGTCATGAAAGTCAGGTAACAATTCCTGTGTCAGCTCTTCTAAGTGATATTAATAAGAACATTAAGACTAATGCTGATGCCATTAAAACAATTAATGATGGTTTAGTAAAAGTTGCTAAAAAATGGGAAGTTGGTAATTCAGGGACGGTTGAACTTAATAAAACGACAACAGGTGACACTGATAGTTTAACTGCAAATGTTCGTCTTGCAAGCTCCAATAAACAAGCAATTAAGGCTGAGGCTAATGGACTTTATGTAAGTAATGACTTTGAGGACTATACTGTGGTGTTTGGTAGTGAAGGCACTGTTAGTGGACAGAAAGCTATTTCTAAGTTATTAGAAGTAACTAATGCATTACAAACAACCGTGAGTGGACAATCTAATATAAGTGATTCTGCACTTAGACGGATTGATGAGAGAGTTACTGCTAATGCAAACCATATTACAGATAACAAGACAGAAATTGATAAGCTGAAAGAAAAAGTTAATACAGGTTCTTCTGATTTAACTTTAATCAAACAGGATATTTCAACTAATAAGGATAATATCAATGGTTTGAAAACTGATGTGGCTAACAATAAGGCAGACCTTACAACGCTTAAACCTGATGTTACTAATCTTAAGACAAAGGTAACTACATTAGAAGGTGAAATTCCAACTCTTAAAACAAAAGTGACTGCATTAGAAGGTGACGTTCCAACATTGAAAACCGATGTTTCAGATCTTAAGACAAAGGTCACTACATTAGAAGGTAATGTTCCGACATTAAAAAATGATGTTTCAGAACTTAAGACAAAGGTTGGTACGTTAGTTCCTGAGGTTTCAACATTAAATACGCAAGTACAAAATAATAAGAATGAAAATACAAATCTATCTAACAAGATTAATAATCTTACACAAGAGTTTAATAGTTTCCAAACTAACTTGAGTACCAAGGTTAATGAATCGGTTAGAATTAGTGCTGACCAAACTAACATTCTTGAAAAGAAAACAGATGGCTTGTACGTTAGAAACGTATTTGATGCAGGAGAATATTAATTCTCATATATTAAAAAAAAAGATCCACAGTTTTGTGGATCTTTTTTCGTTTTATTCATTTAAACCATCATCGTTAGATAACTCATAAAACTTGTTTGTGATGTCTGTAATACGCCCAATTTCTACGTCATATTTATATGAATATAAAATTCCATCATCATACTTATCATATATCATTTCTGAAATGTTTTTGGGAAAACCTTCAAAATTAATAATATCATCAACTGATAAACCATCAATAAACTTTTGGAAAGCCTCTACTTCATCATGGATTCCATCTTGTGTTTTAATAGCCATTCGTTCATCATAGTCACGCTCAATTTCATCCCAATTCATTCCACACTCTTTTTCAAATAGAGGGCATTTGTTCATTCGTTTCCAAAAGACAATTTCTTTATCGTCCATTGTCATAAGTTGTTTATATGTATCTTGGTCTGTAGATGTATAAGGTTGTCCACTAACCAATTTACACTCAACCTCAGTAAATGTCTTTCTGTCTTTCGGTGTCGTAATAAGAATGTTGTTTACTGTCTTACCCTTCTCATCAACTCTATATCTAATAGAAGAATCAAAGCATACAAGCAAAGGTTTTACCTTTTTATTAAACATGTCAATATACTTATCACGATTATACTCCAAATCATCGTCACAGAAGTGATCATCCTCATCATCAATGATATTATTTGGTAGTAATACACAATTGAATAAGATTTCATCCTCTTCTTGAAGATTGGGGTAAAGAGTTCTTCCAAATTCTAACTTTGTCGGTTTTCTATCGTCCTTACTCTTTTTTTTCCAACCTTTGAATTTTGCCGTATACTCTTTTTCAATTGTCTTAGTAAGACTAATTGTACCACCTTTCTTATTAGTCATTGGAGTACCATCCTCATTGAGGACATAATCGATTTTTTGACCGTTTCTATCCTTATAGAAATAATGTGTTACACGTTTAACATCTGAATCATTCTTTTTATCACCCGTGTTGATGTAATAAATTGCATCACCCATATGAACGTCAAGATTATGCTGAATTGCAAGTTCATACCACGCTTGACGTGATTTCTTAGCACCTGCGGCCGTAAGTGTGTTGCAATTATTCTTATAGGTTTCAATGCTTGTCTTAATTTTACCAATAGAGGCAATGTCTTTAAGAGGAATTTGCATATTATATATTTTTTCAATATAATCATAATACAACTCTAAAAATTCTTTACCTTTATCCACAAGCAACAAACGAATGCCTTTATCCAAGAACTTTTCAATGTATATTGGCATTTTCTTAGACTTAATGGTATTTCCTACAAGTTTAATCTCACCTGTATCTTCATCCAAAAGGTCAGCGTAATTTTTACGAGAGAAATTTATCGAGTTCGGCACCATTTCATCTATCGACAAACCCATCTTTGTTCGGCCGATAGAGCACTCATCATTTAAGAAAAGGTCTTCAAATTCTGCAACATCAGCCTCAACTTTTGTAAATTTTTCACCTTTTTTATAATTTCGCCCAAGGCCCTTACTAATATAAGGGTTCTCATCTGTATATCTGAATTCTTCTTCCTTAGGCATCTGAAAATTAAACCCGTCTGTGTTGTGTGCAACATTCATGCCAAGGCAATTAATTACCGTCCCGTCCAGCTGAATATCATAAACAATATAGTCCTCCTTTCTGTTCTTAATTACATTAATCATATTATTCTGTTTTATTGTTACACAATCTTACATTAAGATATAAAAATATATGCTTTTAATTTCTTTGTTTGTATAATACTTAGTGTTTATATAATTTCCAACATTTTCTCTTAGAAAATTATTTAACTATTAGCAATTCCTTATATTAATATGAAAATGTATAGTATTATTTATCATTTTTTAAATAATCGATAAGGTGTTGTACATCATCATGAACCACCTCACCAAGGAACGTATCGTAATTGGTGGTGTTTCCAAAATACAATAACTTAATACCATTCTCTTCACATAATGCTTTCTTTTTCTTGTCACGTTTTTGACATTCAATAAAACTATCTTCGCCACCAAAACGTTCAATAGGCTCAAAGTGTTGAATCCCTTGGCATTCAATACCTACATTGTAATCAGGTAAATAGAAATCCAAACTCTGTAACCCCAACCAATCAAACCGTTTCTGATAATCATAAGCAATTCCAACATTATCTAAGTAGGTCATAACACTACGTTCCAAATGACTTAAATTACATTTGGGACAACCTTGTCCACTTAAATGACCATTTGGTTTTTGCCAAAATTCACCATGTTCAGCACAAATTATGCAAACTTTGGTTTTATTACCATCATATTCCACCTTGCCATAGTTATATTTACCCTTATGAATTTCATTAGCTTTTTTAATAAATTCTTCTTTTGGCAAACTACAACGTTTACCATTAGCTTCATTACGGCATTTAGGGCAACCATGACCTTGGAGGTGAGAATTTGGCGTTTGCCAAAATTCACCATGCTCAGGACAAATAATACAAACCTTGGTCTGAGTGTTAATATAATTCACTTTGGTGTATTCATATTTGTTATAATGGGCTTTTTTTGCTTTTTTAATAAATTCTTCTTTAGTTAAAGTTTTGTTTTCATAACTCTTTTCAAAACCACATTTTGGGCAACCTTGGCCATTGTTGTGATTATTAGGCTTTTGCCAAAACTCTCCATGTTCTGTACAAATAATGCAAACTTTGGTTTTATTGTTAGCATATTCTACTTTTGAATAATCATATTTATTGCCATGAACTTTACGAGCGGAAGAAATCCATTCTTCTGTTGTAGGAACATAACAACCACTACATTTAGGGCAACCCTTACCATTTAAATGGTTATGTGGTGTTTGCCAAAACTCTCCATGTTCGGGACAAATTATACATACTTTTGTCTCATAATTCACATACTCTACATTTGAGTAATCGTATTTGTCACCATGGACTTTATGAACTTTTTTAATAAAATCTTCTTTGGAAAAACTAAGACTTTCACGAATCTTTTCAATACCACATTTAGTACAACCTGACCCACGTAAATGAGCATTAGGTGTTTGCCAAAACTCACCATGCTTAGGACATTTGATACATACTTTAGTTGCATTATTTACATATTCCACATTTGAGTAATCATATTTGTCACCATGGACTTTACGAGCTGATACAATCCATTCTTCTATTGTTGGTGCATATTTACCATTACATTTCGGACAACCTTGGCCTTTGGCGTGGTCTTTAGGCCCTTGCCAAAACTCTCCATGTTCGGGACAAATGATACATACCTTAGTATAATTATTCATATATTCAACCTTTGAGTAATCATACTTATCCCCATGTTTTTCTCTTGCATCCTTAATAAACTCCTCTTTTGTTTTCTTCTTAGGCATATCATGTTATATTTTTAATAATTCATAATTCAAAAATTATAAAGAATTTTTAATGAATTGGAATACTGCCAAATCTTTTTTTGTTTTGAAATTGTCATTTTTATGTAAGTTAAACCATATTTTTTTTGTTAGCTTATCAGCATTCATTATAGCTACAGTTCCACCATAAGTTTTAGACACGTAGTCATATTCTTTTTGAGTTACTGTATTAAAATCATTGTAGATACTTTTATCAGTATAGTATTCCAATTTTGTAGTTGATTTAATCTGACTTGGCTTAATTTCTTTCTTATCCTCAGTAAAAAGGCTATGGTCTTCTGTTACGTCGATGGACATTTCTCCCTCACTGACAGTATAAATTGGTTTAGAAGTTTTGTGGCGATAAATATAACTTGGTTCACACCACCCACTTCTACATAACACTTTATAATTCTTTTTACTATAATCATACTCACGGCCAAGAACATCAACTTCTACACTATCTTCATCTATCATTTCAGCAATGGTTTTAATGTCAATAAGATTAGAATCGTTGTATTTAACAAAAAGAGGTGTATCACCTGTGAAACTATCTCCTACAATTGGTTTATATCCAAGCCCAACAAAATGGCTAATCATCAAACGAAGTGATTGTCTTCCACAACAAGTAGTCTCTTCTGCTGCATCAATATCAGACCAATTAAAACCACTTGTATCACCACTTCCGAACGCGCCGAAGTAACTATTACCGAGAATTTTTAACGGTAATTGTTTTTTATCATTACTTGCAGATTCAGAGGCAAAGTCATTCATCTTCTGTTCAGTTTCAGCATATTCTTTTGTCCCCTTGGTCATTGTTTCAAGTAACTTTCTCATCTGCTTTGACTTACCACCAAACTCAGCCTTCAAACCTTTATACAACTCACGTTGCGTAAGCACATATTCAAGCATTGCCGACATTACACCCATAATATCAATATTTGTCTCGATACCATAACTTAATATAATTGACGGATAAAGTGAGTTATAGTCAAGTTTTACAACGCGGTCTACATATCCTACTGTAAGAAGTCGAGAAAGGCCACCTGTGAAAGATTTACGTGGTGTAAAATCAGGCAAAGCAAGCCCGTTTTCATAAGACCATCCCATAAGGATATATTTCCATAATGCTGCAGTACCTGTTGTACAAGTCTTTTCAAATGAAATAGGGAGCATTTTACCGACAAGGAAGTTACTACCATTATAACGATGCTCTACTCTATCTCCCTCCCAAAGGTCATCCAACAAATATCGTTCAGCAATATAACGACCTGTTACAAATTCAAATTCTTCATTAGTTTGGTTATCAATGAGTTTTGAATCATAACCATTGAAAGTGTAACGATTTGTTACTACACCATCACTATTAGTAAAAGTTTTTTCAAATGTTTTTGGTTCAGTTTTAAACCAATTACCATTATCGTCATTAAAGGCATACACTTTATTTAGATTCAACCAAGTCTCATCAATAAGTTTACCTTTAATATAAACACGATTTTTCTTTTTGATTTTGCTATATGCAGACACGTATTTCAAATCGGCCTTTTTCATTGAAGAATCAAGGGCTTGTGCACGTCTTACAGCTTGAAGTGAGTCTGTCACATTATGACCCCAAAATACAGTTGGGAAATAATACTCCATTTCACCACCTAACTTAAGCACAGCCTGTTTGTTCTTCTTATAAATTCCAACTCCATTGAAATAATCCTTGGTAAATTCCTTCATTGAAGTACCTGCAAGTTCAAGGCGAACTGAAATAAAGTTCCAGTCGAAGTTTTCAGTGTTATGACCTGTAATCACATCAGGATTAATTTCTCGTATAATCCGAAAAAATTCATCGATGGCTTTAATCTCGTTCTCAAATTTTTCTGATTGTGTATCACCTTCGATAGTAATAATCTTTTGATAACCTTTATTAGTGCGAATACCAATCTGAGAAATAGCATTAACATGAGGGTCAAGTCCCTCGGTTTCCAAGTCCCAAGTAAGACGAAGTAAGTCGTCATAATCGTTATAACCCTTAAACAAACGCTTGCCTGTGCTAATCATATACTGTTCAGTATTTGATACAGCAATAAATTCTTGAACTCGATTACTACTATCATCTTTTCTGCCATATACAGGACAACCACCGTTCTCGAAGAACTCAAGGAATTTTGTATATGACATAGGAATTTGCGCATAGAACATGAAACGGAATCCATTTTCCATACGCTCAGGTGTAATACCATCTGAATTATTTGTGCGTAATGCCTTTACTTTAATCCCATAAAGGCGCATTTGTTGCTTTAAGGTTTCTCGATTACCATTATATAATTTCGTACAAACGCTGAGTTTACACCATACAAATGGGTAAAAATCATCGTGTTCAATTCGCATCTTACCATCTTCATCACGATAAATCACGTGAATTTTAGAATCATTATAATCACCTTCGATTTTAATGATTCGTTCTTGTGGGTTAGAACCATTTAAGAATGATTCAATTTGTTCTTTACTTACTTCTGCCATACTTATTAAACTTTAATTTCCGTGGTTAAAACGCCTATCGTGGCATTATCATACGGATGTTACTTTAATATATACCACAATCTTGATAAATTTCCAAATGGTCACTAATCTTAAATATTATGATAGGAAGTGTATATTTATTGTGTGACCCGTCCACAGATTTATTTAAAATTGGTATGACACGAAGTTGTGTAAGTAAAAGAATAAAAGAATTGCAAACGGGCAATTCTTGTGAAATTCATTTGGTTAAAAAATTTGATACCTCAATTCCTTCATTTATAGAATCAAGTCTTCATCGCCATTTTATGGCCAAACATTCGTTAAATGAATGGTATGATTTAGAACAACAGGATATAATAGATTTTGAAGAAACTTGTAACTACTATGAGAAAATTGCGGAAGCTATGAAGGATAACCCATTTTTTAAGTATAAAAAAACTTTAAGTTAATAACAAAAAGAAACCTCATCAATTAATTTTTGATGAGGTTATTTTTATGTTGTTTTAATACTATTGTCCATGATATTAACAATAATGTCTTCATATATTGGAACTATCAATTCTCCTTTTGGGAAAATTGTATCACCACTTACAATATCGTTTAAAAACTTTATTTTAAATTGTGCAAGATAACGGCCTGCTTCCTTTGTATCACGAGTTTTCCATCTATATTGAATCTTAAATCTGTCTTCACAACCTTGTTCTGTTGAATTAACTATATTTGCTTGTGCATTAGCTATTTTCCATATGCCTGTATCTATATTCTTCATGGAAAATGAAATGTCTGCATTTTGTATTGCTTCATATAATTTACGAAAGGTGTTTCTACCATTCATTACAGGCTCTATTTCAAGATATGGAAGTGTTGCATCCTTATTTATGTTAAATTGTTTCATTCCTTACCATCTAATGATTAACTAATTATTTTATTGTTATACATCTTACCATAAATATACATTAAATTAACTAATAAGTCTATTGTCACCTCAGCACCATCCTCATAGTTAATTGGGTTTGGATAATGAATTTCTTTAACGAGACTTCGTGGAGATTCTACTGTATGCCCAATAAACTTGTTTTTATTAATGAAATCACTTAATGTACCGTCATTTTTGCTACGACTAACCCACAAGAAACTTCTTTTATCATTACTTTCGTATTTTCCATTCAGAAATAAGTTCAGTTTAAATGCAACATCCTCATATTCTTCAAAATACTTCATTTCTTGTTTACAAGAGATATATTCTTCGTTATAAGCATTATGACTATCAAGTATAATCTTGATTCTATTTTTATTATGTTTGATATAATCAGTTAAAGCCTTAGTTTCTTTTTGTGTTGTTTTAATAAAGTCACGATTTAAATCTTTATTGTTGGAATTATTTCGTTTGTTGTTATTAAAGCCATATACATTTAAACAAGGTATGATTTTAATTACGAAATTACTTGTAATGAAACGTGACCATTTGTTACTTGTTAAAAGAAATTTAACTGTTTCATATATTCCATGAATTGAGGTTTTTTCATCTCCGTGAACGCCGCCAACAATTAATATAATAGGTTTTTGAGTTTTGGTTTTATCAAGTGTGTATAATTGAATTGGAGAACCATCTTCACAATGTCCAATTGGTTTTTCACGTTGAAATATATCTGAATATTCAGATGTTAATTCTCCGTATTGTTCAATTATATCTATTATTTTAAGTTTATTAAGGCTTTGGTTCACCCCATTACATAATTTCGGACTTTTGTACAACTCAGAATCATCAACATACTTACTTTTATAGGCGTATTTTAACTTATTTAATTGTTTAGTATCTATTATTACGTCCATTGTTAATCTAAACTTTTAAATAAATATCTGAGCGTGAATAATATTATATACAAAAAAAAATGAGGAAGCAACAATTGTTCCACATTCATCTTAACATCTTCTCTTTTTTTAAGAGAGTTTCGTACATACTTAATTTTGGATTAGAACTTAACAGGTAGCATTCCTGATGGTAACATAAGATTTGTGTTCTCTTTAATGTTCTTCTTCATTGTGTTAAATAGTTTTTTAATCTTTCTCATTTGTTTTAAATTTATTGTTATTATTTTAATTTATTTCTATAATAAATACTACGAAAATTTACAAAATCAAATAATTTGATTAAAAAATCACACATTTTATTACATTTTTTTGCTTAAAATGTTGTTTATGTGTACAAATGTAAACAGTACATAGCAAATGTATAGTATAATAATTAGTGTATATATTAACGTTATACTTGATATTTATATAAAACATGTAACAATAAAAAATGATTTCAGAAGAAAAAAAAGCATTATTTAATAAGGTTAGAAGTGAACTTGGTGCACCTGTGCGTAAAGTAGAACTTACTGACGACCAACTATGTGATTTACTTGATAACGCAGTACAAGATTATGCAGAAAGGGCTTATAGTTTTATTGTTGAGGCGAATTGGGCTAATTTTTATGGTAAGAATTTAACTAATATTGACCTCGCTTGGGCTTTTTCCGTTAGAACCTTAGACCTTGCTAAAGACTATTCTTACTATTTCAGTAAAGAGGTTGGTTTGCAACAAAGAGGTCCTTGGGAGTTAAAGAAAGACTTTGTAAAACTTGAATGTGGTAGACAAGTGTATTCAATTCCCGCAGGGCGTGAGATAAATAAAGTAATGTGGGTAACACCGCCAACCACTGATGCTGCAATGTGGGCTAATTATGGTGGCTTAGGAGTACAATTTGGTGGTGGAGTTATGGGACAAATGGGTCTTGGTTCAGCAACTGCATTTGGTGGAATGGGTTCAGCATATGGAATGGGTGTCGGTATATGGGCATTACCTGCTTATGATGTTGCCTTAATGGCAGCCGATATGAAAACCAAGAATGAATTTCTACGTTCAGACTTAGTGTATAAAGTTACGGCAGGCCCTAATGGTACACACCTTTTACATTTAATGTCAACCCCAGGTAGCCCACTAACGTTTGGTTTAGGTGGTCATAATTTATATTCGCTTAATAATTGTACTTGTTGGTATACGTATTATGATGTGAGCGGAAATGAAGATGAATGCCGTAAAAATAATCTTGGGGATATTTTAATGACACCTGACCAAATTCCATTGGAAAAAATGGATTTTGAATATCTTAACGCACCAACACAAAATATTGTCAGAAAACTATTAACAGCAAAAGCTGCGAGGGCACTGTCATTTATTCGAGGAAAATTCAGCGGCCACATCAACTTAATTTCGAGTCCGCTAACTTTAGACTACTCACAATTCGCAACTTTCGCAGATAATTTAGAAACTAAAACATTAGAGGATTTAGATAAGCGTTTAGAGAACCTAAGTCCTTATAAAGTAATGGAAAACCAAGCAAATATGGTGAAAAATATGATTGAAATTAAGAAGGGAACACCACTGCCAATTATGGTAATTTAAAGAAAAGTATAGAAATACAACCACTTATTTTGGGTGGTATTTTAAAATGTTTTTTAAAAATTTAAACAAATAATATTATATTTATTTGGAAATTAGTTAAGAAAGTAGTTTAATTTTTTAAATTAAACAAAGTGATCAATGTTACGAGCAATAAAACTAAGATTATATCCAAATAAACAACAGGAACAAGCGCTTAATAAGGTGCTTGGTTGCTATCGTTTTGTGTATAATCATATGCTTGCTCGGAAACAAGAAGCATATAAAGCTGATAAAACAAACCTTGGATTAACGGAACTTTCAAAGTATTTTCACCATGAATTACTAAGGGATGAGCAATATGTTTGGCTTAAGGAACAGAACACAAGGGTGATGAATCAAGCTATCAGGCAAATGCTTACCGCTTACGATAAGTTCTTCAAGGAGCATAAAGGGTTTCCAAAGTTTAAGTCTAAGAGAGATGAACAATCGGCTTTATTTCCGATTGGTGCAATCTCAAAGAAAAATACATTTGATACTCGTAAGATAACACTTACGAAAACGTTGAAGAATGTTAAATTCCGTTGTTCTGATTTGTACCATAAACGTTTGCAGAAATATAAGGATAATATAAGAAGTGCCACCCTATCGAAAACCAAGAGTGGTTGTTATACCTTATCCATCCTTGTTGAAATGAATGATAATGAGCTTATTAAGTTTAATAAAACGAGTCGTGATGTTGGAATTGACCTTGGGGTTAAGGATTTTGTCATAACTTCCGATGGGGAAGTGTTTGAGAATAAGCATTTCTATAAGAAGGATGAAAAACGCCTTGTAAAGTTGCAACGTCAATTATCGAAGAAACGTAAAGGTTCAAGTAATTTCCATAAGCAACGCAAACGCATTGCAAGGTTGTTTGAAACTATAACCAACAAGAAGGAAAACTATATTCATTCTGTTGTTAATGAGTTATTGTCACAATATGATACCATTTACATGGAAGACTTAAACACAAGTGGCATGTTAAAAAACCACAAACTTGCCAAAGCAATCCAAGAGGTTGGTTTCTTCAAGTTTAAGACTACATTACAAAACAAGGCCTTTCAAAATGATAAGAACGTGGTTCTAATTGGAAGGTATTATCCTTCTTCAAAGACTTGTAGTACATGTGGTTATATCCATAAAGGATTGAAGTTGAAAGACCGTCATTGGTGTTGTCCTAAATGTGGTGCAAATCACGATAGAGATTTTAATGCGGCATTAAATATCCTCTACGAAGGTCGTAGGATAAGTCTTGCGTAATAAAGAAATTAAATAAGTAGGTATCCGTAGTACCGAATTGACGCTTGTGGACTATCCAACAATGAGATTTCAGCATTGGTTGTCATTTTCATTGGGGTAGGTTGAAGCAAGAAGTGAAAATAAAAGACAATGTATCTTTGCCTTAGATTTTCATGTACGGTTAGATGAAATTTTACAAGAAGAAAGAAAGCGTAGAATGGTTGAAAAAATTTCTGAATCAGTGATGCATAAACTTTATAATAACAAATTTTAGTTACTATTTATTATAAATAATTTTTTATAACGTTATGAAGAAAACAGTAAATAAGAAGCAATTTGAAAATTTGATTGCAGAATGTATTCAGGAAGTTATTGCAGAATCTCAGCAAATTAAACAAAAGAAACCAACACGTAAAGTAATGAATGAGGCTCAACTTCAGAATTATATCCAAAATATAATCAATGAGGAGCTTGAAAATGAAGGCATGTTTAATCAAATTAAACAAGGTGTAAAAGGTGCTGCTGCCGGTATGTTCGGAAAAGGTCGGGGGGGGGGGCCGGGGG